TTTTTGATACTAGTGTAGATGCGTTTTCAAATTTATATTTATGGCTTCATAGAGCGAAGGGTCGGGTTGGCGCAACCTCAACAGGAGAAGAAAAAGTAGCGTTCCAAGCGGTTTCGCTCATTTATCAGGCGATGACTACGTGTCTTTTGTTTCTTCAAATAGCATATTTGCAGTAGTTACTGGCACGGCAATAAACTTTGCAACAATTCTAACAATTACACCCACGGAGACTTCTGAAAAATACGATATTAAAGTCACAGACGAGATAACAGGGGATATACTACATGAAAGTTTAGACAATACAAACGTTCAGAATAAGAATATTAATTTACCGTCAACAGTTTCTGGTTCTAGGAGTTACGAAATTAAGGTTACAATAACTACTGAAGCTGGATTAATAGAATACGATGCTAAGTGGAATATAATAGAGAAAGAAAATAATATCCCAACTAGAGACGGAACTTACCAGACTTCTGACATACAAATGACGTCAAGAGTTGTTATAGCTGAAAATTTACCAAAGATTAAAGTTATTGATTTTTTAACAGGGCTATTTAAGATGTTTAATTTAACCGCTTATGTAGATAGTAGCGGAACGATAGTAGTAAAGACATTGGATAGCTTTTATGCTACTGGTACAAGCTATGATATAACGAAATACGTAGATGTAAAAGGCAGTGATATCAATAGCGCATTACCATATAAAGAAATAACTTTTAAATATAGCGAGCCAAAAACCTTTTTAGCAAACCAATTTTCTGAGCTGAACAATAAAGAATTTTCTGAGCTGAAATATGATGGAGGAACTAAATTAGACGGAGGTAAGTATGATATAAAACTACCTTTTGAGAAAGTTATTTTTGAGCGACTAAACGATGAGAACGGAGGAGCAGTTACCAATGCTCAATATGGTTACTTTGTAGACGGTAAACAAGAACCTTTATTGGCAAAGCCTTTATTGTTTTACAATATAAACACTTTGGTAGGTGCTAAGTCAATAGGATTTGTGAACGGAACTGCTGTATCGATATCTACATATAATAGACCAAGTAACACAAACGAGGTTGCCCCAGCGGATTATACTTTAAATTTCGGCAGTGAATTTGACGAGTTTGACGCTAGTTTAGGTTTAAACAATAACTCATTATTTGAAAAGTTTTACAGAACGTATATCGTAGACAATTTTAACGCAAAGAATAGAATCACAAAGGTAACAGCTTTTTTACCTTTACGGATTTCATTAAATTATACACTGGCAGATAGATTTATTTATAACGGTAGGAGCTATAAAATTAATAGTATTAATACAGATTTACAAACAGGCAAATCTAAAATAGAATTGTTAAATGATTTTACTTAAACTATTAAATATAAGCGAATTTTATAACGAAGGGGAATTTATAGAAATTGCAAAAGGAAAAAATAAAATGCCCGAAACATGGTGCGAGGGGTATGAACAAATAAAAAGAGCAGCGAAATGGCAAAGAAAGTAATTGTAGAAATAGAAGTAAAGAACGCTAAGGCTATTAAGTCAACTGACAAATTAAAAAAGTCAGTTAAAGACGTTGGAAAAGAAACCAAAAAGAGTGGTGAGGCTTCAGAGAAAGCATTTGGAAAGCTCGATGGAATGACGGGTGGAATGATTACTAAATTTAAAGGACTTACAAGGGTTGTCGGCGGCTCTACTAAAGGCTTTAAAGCGTTACGAATTGCTGTGGTGGCTAGTGGTATTGGTGCATTAGTTATTGGAGTACTGGCATTAGTACAGGCGTTTAAGCGTAGCGAAGAGGGTCAAAATAAGTTCGCTAAAATAATGGGTGTTATTGGTGCTGTTGTTAATCAGGTGCTAGATGTATTCGCTAATTTAGGGAGCACAATAATATCTGTATTTGAAAACCCAAAGAAAGCATTTCAAGATTTTAAGAAGTCGTTAAAAGAAAACATCACAAATAGGATTGAAAGCCTTATAGATACGTTTGGATTTCTAGGAAGTGCCATTAAGAAGGTATTTAAGCTAGATTTTGAAGGTGCAATGGATGACGCTAAGAAAGCTGGTAGTAGTTACATAGACACTATGACAGGCGTTAAAGATTCTATCAATAAGGCTGGTGAAGCGATAGGTGGTTTCATAGATGAGACTAAGAAAGAGGGCAATATAGCTGCTTCAATAGCTGACAAAAGAGCTAAGGCTACTAAACTAGAACGTAAATTAATTGTTGAAAGAGCTGCGGCTGACCAAAAGATTGCTGAGTTGAGGTTTAAATCTGAACAAAGAGATAAATTTACCGCAAAACAGCGAAAGGAATTTCTAATGGAAGCTTCGGCACTAGCAGAAGATATATCAAATCAAGAAATAACAGCCGCAAAACTAAGGCTAGAAGCTCAACTAGCAGAAAACGAGTTAGGTCTTTCGACAACACAAGACAAACAAAAGGCTGCGGATTTAGAGGCTAAGTTGATAGGTCTTACAACGTCTAAATTAACACTTCAAAAACGATTACAAACTTCTATTACCACGTTTGCAAGAGAGGAACAAGCTATAAAAGACGCTAAAAAGGTAGACGATGATAAAAAGGATGCTGACAAATTACTTAAAGAAGATGCAGATGCTAAGAAATTAGCTACTTTAAAGAAGGGCATAAGAGATGCAGAGGCGGTAACAGAAGACGAGAAAAGAGCGTTAGAAATCATAAAGATACAAGAGCATTACGCAAAGTTGATTGAACTTGCAGAGTTAAACGGGTTAGATACTGCGGAGTTAAAGCTTGCTCGTGAAGAGAAGATTAAGGAGATAGATACAGCTAAAGAGGCTAAAGAAAAAGAAAAAAGAGACGCAAAAGATAGAGACGAATTAAATCAATTCGAGAAATTAGAAGCTGCAAAAATGGCTGCTAAACAAAGGTCTTTTGACCAATTATTGTTATTGGTTGGGGCTGAAAGTAAAATAGGCAAGGCTTTACTTCTATCAAAACAGTTAATGGCGGCTAAAGAGATGCTTTTAGATTTGGGAGTTTTAAAAAGAAAAGCTACAAACACTATTTCAGAAGCAACAATGGATGGTGCAAAGAGTGGCTCTAGTGTTGCTACTGGTTTCGCTGAAACTTTAAAATTAGGGTTTCCCGCTGCCATACCAGCATTGATCGGCTATGCTGCCACTGCTGCTGGCATTGTTTCTGGCGTTGTTAGTGCTGTTGGAAAAACTAAAGGAATTGCTGCTTCCATTGGTGGAGGCGGGGGCGGAGGCGGTGGAGGTGGTGATGTTGCTATACCTAAAATTCAAGCACCTAGTTTTAATATAGTAGGTAGTAGCGGTACAAATCAATTAGCAAGTGCAATAGGTGGGCAATCACAACAACCGATAAAAGCATTTGTGGTAAGTGGAGACGTAACAACCGCACAAAGCCTTGAAAGAAACATTGTTGAGGGTGCTTCTTTGGGCTGAATATATAACAAATAATAATTAAAATGTTTTTAATATATGAAAATTATTGAACTGATAATAAACGACAACGAAGAACTAAACGGAATCGAGGCTATTTCTTTAGTTGAAAATCCAGCTATCGAAGAAAACTTTATCGCCTTAAAAGACCAAGCGGTTACACTTGCTAAAGTTGATACTGAAAAGCGTATTTTAATGGGTGCGGCTTTGATTCCAAATAAACCTATTTACAGAAAAAACGGAGAGGATGAATTTTATATTTTCTTTTCGAAAAATACAGTAAATAGAGCGAGTCAATTATTCTTACAAAACGGAAACCAAAGTAAAGCAACTTTAGAACACGAGAAAGCAATACAAGGATTAACCGTTGTAGAATCTTGGATTATCGAAGACGAGATACATGACAAGAGTAAAAAGTACGGATTAAGTTTACCAATAGGTACTTGGATGGTTTCAATGAAAGTTGAAGATGATGCTATTTGGAACGACTTTGTAAAAACAGGAAAAGTAAAAGGTTTTTCTATTGAAGGATTTTTTGCGGATAAACTTTCAAAAGATGAACTTTCAGAAGATGAAAAGTTGGTAAAACAGATTACTAATATTATCGAAAATATAACAAAGTGATTATCATTTTGTTTTTAATTAAATAAATATATATATGAACGCAAAAGACACGTTGTCAAAAATCAAAACTGCTCTAGGGATGGAAGTATCTTTGGAGGAGATGAAACTTGAAAACGGAACTATTTTGGAAGCTGCAAAATTTGAAGCTGGCGAAGAAGTTTTTATCGTTAACGAAGACGAAAGAATTGCTTTGCCTGTTGGAGATTATACGCTAGAAGATGGTCGCATTCTAAAAGTTGAAGAAGAGGGTATTATTGCCTCACTTGAAACCGAAGAAGCACCAGCCGAAGCACCAGCCGAAGAAGAAGTTACCGAAGAAGTTGAAGCTACCGAAGAAGTAACAACCCCTAAAAAAGTAGTGAAAAGTATTACCGAAGAAATGTTCTTTTCTGAACTTGAAAAATTAAGAAACGAGATTGCAGAGTTAAAACTTTCAAAAGAAGTTGAAGTAGAGGTTGAACTTTCAGAAGTAACCGAAGCGAAAGAAATTGTACACAGCCCAGAGGCTGATGTATCAAAAAAAGAAATGAATTTATATTCACAAAAAAGAACGCAAAACACTTTAGATAGAGTATTTGCAAAATTTAACAAATAAACAAAAAAGAAAATGGCAACAACAACTAGTATCACTTCATCGTATGCGGGAGAGTTCGCAGGAAAGTATATTTCTGCTGCTCTATTGAGTGCATCTACTATTGAGAATGGTGGAATCGAAGTAAAACCAAACATTAAATTTAAAGAAGTAATTAAAAAGATAGCAACGGATAGCCTTGTAAAAGATGCAACTTGTGATTTCGATGCAACCTCTACAATTACATTAACAGAAAGAATTTTACAACCTGAGGAGTTTCAAGTAAACTTACAACTTTGTAAAAAAGATTTCCATTCGGACTGGGAAGCGGTTTCAATGGGATATTCCGCATTTGACAATTTACCTTCAACATTCCAAGAATTTTTAATTGGGCACGTAGCTGCTAAAGTAGCACAAAAACAAGAACAAAATATTTGGTCGGGCGTAAATGCTACGGCTGGAGAATATGATGGGTTCGTAACTTTAGCAACTGCTGACGCAGATGTTATTGATGTAACTGCTGACGCAGTAACTTCCTCGAATGTAATCGTAGAATTGGGGAAAATTGTGGATGCTATCCCAAGCTCTTTATATGGAAATGAAGATTTATATTTGTATGTTTCTCAAAATATTGCTCGCGCTTATGTTCGTGCTTTAGGTGGGTTTGCTGCAAGTGGATTAGGGGCTAACGGTTCTAATGCTGAAGGTACGCAATGGTGGAATAACGGTTCTTTATCTTTTGATGGTGTTAAAATATTTGTAGCTAATGGATTGGCTGATAACAGGGCAATGGCTGCTGAAAAATCTAATTTGTTCTTTGGAACTGGTTTGATGAGCGACCAATCAGAAGTAAGAGTAATTGATATGGCAGAGACTGATGGTTCTGACAATGTA